TCCCGGAACGACAAAACTCCAGTTGAAAGTTTAGACTCCGCATATTTAATCTTCTCTAGAAGCGCAGCATTAGAAACAATTAGTGCAGAGAAGATCAAGAGGCAAAAGAAAGTGAAGCACGGCCAGACTGACTCCGATGATCTATATGCAGGCGGGGCTTTCTTCAATCGACGTCCAGACTAAAAGAAAGGAGGATTAATTCGTGATAGATAGCATTCTTCTATCTATAAAGAAGATGCTTGGTATCGACGCCAACGATACAAGCTTTGACCAAGAACTCATAATGCACATTAATGGCGCATTGATGGTTATGACACAACTCGGCGTTGGGCTATCGGAAGGGTTCTCGATTACTTCTGAAGACAACACCTGGTCAGAACTTCTCGGAACTCGTACAGACCTGAATGCTGTGCTCACTGATGTCTATCTCCGGGTTCGGCTTATCTTCGATCCTCCAACAAATGGATTTCTAGTAACTTCCATAGATAAACAAATTGCAGAGTATGATTGGCGGATTGAGGCATGGCATATTCCTCAGTCGGAGGTATAAAATGCATCTATCAAACACGGCTACTCCGCGGTACTATGGACAGTTCCGGGACGCCGTATTGAGAGGCGAAATACCTGTCTGTAGTGAGATCTCTATGCAAATGAATAGGATCGACGAGAGGATTCGAAACCCAAAATTCTATTACGACGAAGATGCCATTAATGGTTGGGTTCTCTTCTGTGAAAATGAACTGACTTTGACCGATGGTTCAGATCTTCATCTCTTAGATTCGTTCAAACTATGGGCAGAAGACGTCTTTGGTTGGTATTACTTTACAGAACGTTCTGTTTTCATCCCGGGAAAACAAGGCAACTCTGGTCACTATGAACGACAGATGGTTAAGAAGCGATTAACGAGCAAACAATATTTAATCGTTGCTCGTGGCGGCGCTAAGTCAATGTATGGCTCGACCATACAAGACTTCTTTCTTAACGTCGATACCTCTACAACTCATCAGATTACTACTGCTCCGACAATGAAGCAGGCCGACGAAGTTATGTCTCCAATACGAACAGCCATCACGCGCGCGAGAGGGCCTTTGTTCCGGTTTCTTACAGAAGGATCAATTCAAAATACAACCGGAAATAGAGCCAATCGTATGAAGCTCGTACCAACTAAGAAGGGGATAGAAAACTTCCTTACTGGCTCGCTGCTTGAAGTAAGACCGATGACTGTCGACAAACTTCAAGGTCTCCGACCAAAGATTTCAACTGTTGACGAATGGCTTTCTGGTGATATTCGGGAAGATGTCGTAGGCGCAATTGAGCAGGGTGCATCCAAAATGGATGACTACCTGATCGTTGCCATGAGTTCGGAAGGTACCGTCCGGAATAGTTCGGGTGATACTATTAAAATAGAACTTATGGATATTCTTCGAGGTGAGTATCAGGCCGACCATGTTTCGATTTGGTATTACAGATTAGATAGTATCGATGAAGTAGCAAATCCTGACATGTGGCCCAAAGCTCAGCCTAATATCGGTAAGACCGTATCATATGAGACATATCAGCTCGATGTAGAGCGCGCGGAGAAAGCACCATCAACTCGAAACGATATTCTCGCAAAGCGTTTCGGGATACCAATGGAAGGTTATACATATTTCTTTACATATGAAGAAACAGAGCTTCATCGTAGACAGACCTTCTGGAAATGTGTATGCGCAATGGGTATCGACCTCTCTCAGGGCGATGACTTCTGTGCATTTACGTTTCTATTCCCGCTTAGTCGTGGTGCCTTTGGTATTAAGACGCGCTGTTATATTTCAAGTCTGACATTGTTGAAACTTCCAGGAGCTCTTCGTATAAAATACGATGACTTTATCAATGAAGGTTCTCTTATGGTTCTTGACGGAGCAGTATTAGACATGATGACCGTCTATGACGACCTTGAAAGTTATATTTCCGACAAAAGTTATGATGTTCGTTGTATTGGTTTCGACCCATATAATGCACAGGAGTTCATAGCTCGTTGGCAAAAAGAAAATGGAATGAATGCGATCGAAAAAGTCATCCAAGGTGCCAAGACCGAGTCGGTTCCGCTTGGCGAATTAAAGAAACTTTCTGAAGAACGTCTACTTCTATTCGACCAAGAGTTGTTTCGCTTCACAATGGGTAACTGTGTTACCATTGAGGACACTAATGGCAATAGAAAACTTCTGAAGAAGCATCGCGAAGAAAAGATTGACTCAGTCTCCGCATTACTCGATGCTTATATCTCCTATAAGCTGAATAAGGATGAATTTGAATGAAATCAGGAAGGAGGACCATGAATGGCGAACCGAGTTGTCAAACTATCTGAATTTAAACATTACAATGAAGAATCCTACGCATATCCCATGTCATTATCTAAGGTGGTAGAGGTCGATAAGACTAAGAGCATCTCTGAGATGACCTTTGATGAGTTGAGAATGTTGATAAATCGTCTTCGAGACGAACGAGAAGCCGAGGATGTCATCCGTTCTCTACGTCGATCCGCGGGGTTGAAAGACACCTTCGAAAACCCAGCGAAAATCGATACAACAACACCAGTTGAGCAGTTGTATCATGAAGAAGTCGAACACAGTGGAGTCAAGGACATGAAATGGGGTATCCGTAGATACCAGAATAAAGATGGAACTCGCACAACTCTTGGAAAGGCGCGCGAAGAATCTGAAGATTATACCAGAACTCGCGAGAATAGTCGTAAGGGTTCAGAGAGTCTTTCGAACGAAGAACTTAAAAAGTTAAACGAACGACTTAAACTCGAAGCCGACTACAGATCTCTGACAACGGCAAAGATCGAGAAGGCAGAGTCTTTTGTTGGCGATGCACTCAAAAAGGCAGCTAGTTCAGCATTAACTTCATTTGCTAGTAGCATTATGTTGGGAGCGGCAAAGAGTCTTGTCAAAGAGATATCTCCATCTCTTGCTGAAGCGGCCGGATTCGGTGTAAAAGCAGCAGTAGCAGCGACCCAAGCTCAAGCTCAAGCTCAAGCTCAAGCTCAAGCTCAAACTCAAGCACCAAAGGCCCAAACACAAGCCCAACCACAAGCCCAAACACAAGCCCCAACATTAACAAAGCGTCAACGGAAGGCAGCAGCGACTGCAGCACGAAATAATAAATCATAGGAGGTTACAATGAACGTTTTAACCGCGAAAGAACTCCGAATCTTGAATGGAATGACAAGAGTCCATGATTCTAGTTTCAAACTTGGCGATAAGCTGTCCGAGATTATCGGTGCTGTCGGCGAGAGTGGAACACCCGTAAATGCAGTAGCGGCAACTGATATTTTCCTTATTTCTGGTGTCGTCATCGATGGAGAAACCCTCACAATCAATAATCCGGCTATTCCTGGAACTGACGTCTATGAGTTTCTGACCGATACCGCACAGACGAAGACGACCGCAACAAATATTGCCGTTAATATTGCGGCATCGGCGACAAAGGCAAGCGGAACTCTGACCGTTGATACGCAGCCGACAGCTGGTGACACAATGTGGATCGGCGATAAGATCTATACCTTCGTTCCTGAAGGAACCGCCAATGCAGAAGGTGAAGTCTCTGTTGGACTCACCCTTGCGGCCGCTAAGTTGAACATCGTTGCCGCAATCAACGGTACCGATGGACATAACAACCCTGCCACTGCTGTAACTGCTGCTGCGTTCGCAGTAAATGCTTGTGTAATCACAGCACTTGTTGGTGGAACTGCTGGCAACTCCATTCCTACCACCGAGACGTTTACTGCTGTAACAAACATATTTGCAGCTGTAACTCTTGGTTCTGGAACTAACTGCTCAGCAGCCAATGCCGCCACTGCTCTTATTGCTGCTGTTACGGCTGGCGATACTCAGGGTGTTGGTGCAACATCTGGTGGAGGAACTAACGTCGCTCTGACCACCGACACTGCTGGTGTTATTGGTAACGCCATCACAGTTGCCGATACCATGGCTAATGGCGCAATGACCGCGGCCGCAACAACACTGAAAGCTGGAGTCGATGGCACGGTTGCTACCGGCACGAAGTTCTTGCTCGATGCGACATATTTGTACACCGCCCTTGGTGGAAACACAATCTCTCAAGCTAATTGGCGCCGAATTGCTCTCGGGGCTGCGTTC